AGAGGATTATTTGTAACGCTGTCTACATCCTGTAAATTTGCTAAAGTATCTACTATAGGTACAAATTTAAATCCACCTGCTCCGTCTGTCGTCATAAACTGGTCTAGGGTATTAAGAGGATCGTTTGTTACAAGATCTATATCCTGTAACTGTGTAAAATTATTGATTTGAGGTTGAAAGTCGTAAGTTGTGTCACCTACTGATGTTAAAACTAACCCTGCAGTAGTATCTGGTGAATTTGTTTGTTTATCTATATTAGATAAAATTTGCAGGGCATTTGGATTATTTGATAATATATTCCAAAAAGATCCGTCAAACTGCCAGACAGTATTAGACGTTTGGTATATATCTCCTGCTGTAGGATTTGCTGGAAAATTTAAAGCCATATTTTATATCTCATGCTAGTGCTATAGAAAACCCTATAGCTTCTTCTTGTGTTAAACTTGAACTTGTTATTGTAACTGTATTTGCAGATTCGGTTGCTGTGAAAACTATACCATCACCAGGTTCTAATACCAATGTGTCCAATCCAATAGCATTAATAACACTGTTTCCAATTTGCACAGTTGTGAATGCATTTACATCATTTATACCTAAGCTAGGCTGTATCCATTGGGCGCTGTCAACATCTTGGAAATAAACATACAAGCCCATATTTTGAGTGTTTAACCATATTGATCCATTTATAGGAGCAGATGGAGGGTTATCGTTTGCACTTATTGTAACGCCTGCAGGTGTTGCAACTGATCCGGTAACTTCTAAATCGCCTCCGATTATTACCTTATCCGTAGCCAAATTTGGTGTTATGTTAATATCACCATTTGATGTTGATATTGTATTGCCACTCATTTCAATCGTGCCAACACTAAATTGTGAAACTGCAAGTTGGCCAGCTGCAAATGATCCAGTGACGTCAAAATCATAAGCAGGATTGTTCTTTCCTACGCCTATCCTATTATTTGCCGTATCAAAATGTAAAAGAGTGTTGCCGTTACTAGTAAAGGTAAGATCAATTCCATCTCGTTCTAGTACTGATTCTAATAGCTGTCCACTAATCCTTCCTACTGCCACTTGTGTTCTCCTTAAGAATTACTACAGTATTTAGTGTTTAACGATTATGGACAGGTTCCCCAAATAGGTTTATGAATGTTCCAGAGTTTGCCGCCAGCATTAAACCAAAATGGTTCACTTGTGATAAGGGTTACACACCAACCACGAAGATCGTAATTGAAATCGCAATTTTGAAACATATTATACATAGCGGTAACATTACTTGTATCCCACCCGCCAATATCTTGATTGAATATACGGGCATTATTAAACATACTACCCATATCAGTAACAGAACTCGTATCCCAACTGCCAATATCCGGATCATTAAAGGTACTGTTCCACTGAAACATACTATTCATGTTAGTTATTGGTTCTCCAGGTAGAGTATAAATTCCGTCATTAGGTTTGAATCTATAACCACCTGCTGGTGCAGAGTTACTTCTCCATGAACTGTAAGTTGGATCTGTAGCTGTATTGGTAAGTGGGTAATAATTAAGTGTTTGACCCCACAATGGTTTAGTTGTCCAACCAGCACCATAATAGTGGAATCCAGTTGGTTCAGAAGCTATGTTACTTACATCCCACCAGCGTAGATCTTGATTGAATGCATATCCATAGGCAAACATATATGCCATATCAGTTACATTACCAGTATCCCAACTGCTAATATCTTGATTAAATCCAGTTAATCCATAAAACATACCATACATAGTATTAACTGAACTCGTATCCCAATTGCCAATATCTTGATTAAATGCACCGGCATAAATAAACGTCACATACATACTAGTAACTGTACTGACATCCCAAAGACGAATATCAGGATCATTAAAGGAACCGTTATTTCTAAACATACCATGCATGCTAGTTATTGGTTCTCCAGGTAGAGTATAAATTCCATCATTAGGTTTGAATCTATAACCACCTGCTGGTGCATAGCTACTTCTCCACGCACTGTGAGTTGGATCAGTAGCTGTGTTTGTCAATGGGTAGTAAGTAAATGTTTGTCCCCATAATGGTTTAGTTGTCCAATTGGTATTTAGGCTGAAATCTGTCGGTGCTGCAGCTATGTGGCTTACATCCCACCAGCGTAGATCTTGATTAAAATTGTTTGCGTCCCTAAACATGCTCACCATATCAGTAACTGAACTGACATCCCAATTGCTTATATCTTGATTAAATGTAGGTGTTTGATCAAACATACTCCTCATACTAGTAACTGAACTTGTTTTTATACCCCAAGCACCAATAGGTTGATTGAACACAGACATTTTTTGGAACATAAAACTCATATCGGTAACTAAACTGACATCCCAAAGACCAATGTCTTGATTGAACGCACTTGCATTATCAAACATAAAACTCATATTAGTAACAGAACTTACATCCCAATCGCCAACGGGTTGGTTGAATGCAGTTGCAATGCTGAACATAGCGCTCATATTAAAAACTGAACTGACATCCCAAGCACCAATGGGTTGATTGAACGAACTTGCAGTGCTGAACATAGCGGCCATATTAAAAACTGAACTGACATCCCAAGCACCAATAGGTTGGTTAAATGAAGTTGCACCGTTGAACATGTAAGCCATATCAGTAACTGAACTGACATCCCAATCGCCAACGGGTTGGTTGAATGCAGTTGCCATACTAAACATAGCATTCATATTAGTAACTGTACTTGTATTCCAAAGAACAATATCAGGATCGTTAAATGTGTTATTTGAAGCAAACATTGAATACATATTAGTAATAGGATCTGTTATATCTGTGATATAACCTCTACCTGCAATCCATGTAGCTGAACTAGGAGCATTATTAGAACGCCAATTCAAATCAGTAGGATCAGTTGCCCCTGAATTAGTCATAGGATAGTATTTTAGTTGACTTCCATCTCTACCAAACAGTGGGAATTTCCTAGGCGTAGTGGATAATTTATTACCAAAACTAAAGGCACTAGGTATTGTATCAATAGGCATACTTGAGGTATTCCAACTGGTTAGATCTTGATCAAAACCAGGGTATCCTATATAAGCTTCCCAAGTTGCATCATAAGGAGTCCCAGATCCATTAGCAAACATATACTCCATGGTCGTTACATTACTAACATCCCAATTACTAATGTCTTGATTGAATCTTAGATGTTGACCTTGGCCAAAAAACATACTCTCCATATTGGTCACATTACCTACATTCCAACTCCCAATAGGTTGATTGAATTGCAATGCATCCCAAAACATACTACGCATACTGGTCACATTACTAACATTCCAAGAACTAATATTTTGATTAAATGTCTGTGCACCTTGAAATAAGCCATACATAGTAGTAACAGCACTGACATCCCAATGCTGCAAATCAGCGTCATTAAAAAAACTATTGTTGGAAAACATTCCAGTCATATTAGTTATGGGATCAGCTAAATCAGTAATGTATCCTCTATTTCCAATCCATGTAGCTGAACTAGGAGCGGCATTAGAACGCCAATAAGAACCAGTAGGATCAGTTGCCCCTGAATTAGTCATAGGATAGTATTTTAGTTGACTTCCATCTCTACCAAACAGTGGGAATTTCTTAGTAGGTAATGGCGAATCAAAATTAAAATTATGTGGAGTAGTATCGAGAGCCATACTTGTAACATTCCAACTACTTAAATCTTGATCAAATGTGGCGTTTTCACGGAACATACTATCCATATCAGTAACTGAACTGACATCCCAACTACTAATATCATAATTAAATGCATGTGCAGCAACAAACATATATCTCATACTGGTCACATTACTAACATTCCAACTACTAATATCTTGATTAAATGCTGATGCAGCAACAAACATATTACCCATATTAGTAACAGAACTTACATTCCAACTTCTAATGTCTTGATTAAATGCATTTGCTTGGGTAAAAATCGCAAACATATTAGTAACTGAACTGACATCCCAACTACTAATATCAGGATCGTTAAATGTAGTATTACTATCAAACATATAACTCATATCAGTGATAGGATCATTCCGTCTAGTAACAAATCCTTTACGACTGATAAATTTTAACGATGCTGGTTTAGTTGTCCAATTCGTTGCTGTAGGATCAGTTGCACTGTTTCTTAATGGATAATATTTAACAAATGCCGGTGGATTAGTTGCACTTGAAACACTTCTAACACTTGCAAAACTTGGCATTAGACCTCCTTATTGATAAAATGATGCATTGGCTAGCACGGTGTAAGTAGCATCTGCAGTCTTAGTGATGGTATAACTGTAAACATCAATTGCCGAAGCAGTACCGGCAATAGGAGCATTACCAAACGACCATACAGGTGTTACGTTTACTCCATCTATTTGTAGTTGGGTTGAGTAATATGCAGTTGCTCCTTGTGTAGCCATGTATACAACCGTAATACTTTCGTTGTTGGCAAGGTAACTGTTAAGAGTAGTAGTAGCATCTCCTCGAACGTTAATAGTCCAATTTTGTGTGCTGTCGCTGGTTTGATAAAAAATTTGATCATCTTTAGTATCTAAATCAACAGTTGCTGCTGGAGCGATTATTTGAACTGTTTCTTTAACCTCCTTAGCAAGTTGGAAACTGTAAGTGCTATCACCATCTGATGTTAATACTAAACCACTTGTAGTAGTTGGTGTGTTAGTAGTAAAATCTACATCAATTGCCTTTGATAGCTCAATCACAGCATTCCCAAAAATTTGTAAGTCAGTAGTACTAATAGCTTTACCAATCATACCAAATGTAGTAGGAGTTGTAGTTAGTGATCCTAGCTGGTTTACATAGTATACAGTATCTTTTACTAAACCTGCTTGACTTCTATTTATTGCACCTGATAAATCAATCAAACCTGTAGCAGTGTCTGCAATATCTTCTGCAGCAATACCTATCCAAGATGATGCATTAGAATTGATAGAAGCAAATGTAGAATAAGTTAGATAAGCAGGTCCTGTGCCGTAAGTACTAACAACTCTATCAATACCAACTGTAGCTTTATATTGTTCTGCCTGAGTATAATTAAACATATTAGATGTTTCGATACTATTTGCTAATGAAGGAGTTCCATTATTAAATACTACATCTGCAATGTATTCTTCACCACCAGCATAAGGAAATTTCTTATAATAAAAATAAAATTGATCAATTAATTCTAAATATACCATTCCTAACCCAAGTACATCACTAGTAGCTGTGAATTCTACAGTGTTAAAAGTTAAAGTGTTAGCAACATTATCTATAGTTACTTCTCCTAACGAGGCTTTAAAATTATTGGAAATATAAGGTAAATATATTTTACCTTCACTTGTTTTATAATAAGGATTTCCAGGCGTATTTTGATTAGGAATTGTAGTCCACGCACCAAAAGTAATTGAATTATCACTATTAATTTGTGCAACTGCCGCTACTCTACCATTAGCATTATGTCCTACAAAAAATCTTTGTGCTGTTTGATCGTAAGCAATACCAAACCATGTTGGACCTCCTGAAACAGTTAATGATTGTCTTGTTCCTAAAACAATATTTTGTCCATCCACATAACCTGCGTAACATCTCACATCTGTAGAATAATTGCAAATAATTAAAAACTTGCCAGTATCTGTATCATAGCCTATGCTAACGTTGTTTATATTGGGTTGATCTGTATCAGCAGCAATATTTCCCATTGTAATAGTGTTTGTTGCAGGGTCAATTTCAAAAGCAGCTACCCGTAAACCACCATCAGCATAGTTCTGTCCTTGGCCTACCCAAGCACATATAATTTTATTTGCGTTTTTATCAATTGTTACTGATAACTCATTAGTAATGTTAATGCTGCCAGCATACATATAAAATTGTAATTCAATTCCAAGTGTAAAACCTGTAGATGTTGCCTGAGCAACTACAGCATATAATGCGCCTCCGTTACTTCTAAACACAACATATCTATCCGTGACTTGGTCATAAATTACATTTGCTGCGAAGTATGGATCAGTTGCTAATGAATTAGAATCAGTAGCCGAAGCACTTAGACCTGATGTACCCGAAAAGGTGGCTTTTACATAACTACCATTATCATATACAACAATATCTCCTGCAGCAAAATTGTCACTCGCTGTAATTAATTTTTGACCGCTTCCTATAGTATCTAAACCTATACCATTTAATAACAATGCACCGTCTGTTGCTAAAGACATTGTTAAATTGTTATTATAAGCAAAATTTAGGGTATCTTGAGCATCCATGGATATTGTCCACTCCATGGATAAATCTCCTAGTACTGTAAGGGTGTTTGCCCGTGCAGTGCCTGTTACATCTAATTCTACACCCGGACTGGTATTTTTTATGCCAATTTTACCATCTGATGCTATAGTAAGTGCATCACCATTAAATGTTAAATTGCCTGTGAGATTTAAATTTTGCTCTAGCATTTCGCCAGATATACGTCCTAGTGCCACTCATTTTTCCTTACTTGTCAAAGTTATGGTAAACTGTTATAGGTTTGCCTAGGTCAGGAGCTGATGTAAATTCTAAATATTGTCCAGTTGGTCTTACTAAACCAGTTCCTAACGCCTTACCTTGCACAGTGTACACATATGCCTTACCACTTGTATCACCTGTACTATCATCTTCTTGATATGCACCTACTATTAGATGCGTGTTTGACACAGATACAGCAGATCCGAATTGATCATCTTGTGCAGTACCAAACCCATTTGGATTAGCAATATCTCCTAATCTTGCTCCAGTAAGTAGATCATAAACATATACCACACCACTATTTGTACCATTAGCATCATCTTCTACATGAGAGCTTACTACTGCATAGACATCAGATATGCTTACTTTAAAACCAAATCTATCTTCAGTAGCTAATCCAAATGGATTTGGATTTACGATGCCTCCAAATTCATCATTTAAAAATTCTTCTTCTGCAGTAACACCATCCCAATCTGGATTATTATAAAATATTGGATCTAATGTTGTAGGAGAAACAGGATCATTAGCTGGTAATTCATAAATATAAACTACACCTTGATCTATTTTGCTTGTAGCATCTTCGTTGTACGCTCCTACTATAGCATATCTATTAGAAATGTCTATGCTGTATCCAAAACCATCATCAACTGTTGCTGTATTAGGATTTGTTAGGGTGTATAGTAAAGTTCCTTGTATATTGTAAATATATACTTTATTTTGATAAGTAGATCCTGATACAGGATTTGTACCAATAATTATATAATTGTCACTAATTGCTACAGTAGATCCAAACCAACTTCCTGCAGAATCTGGATTTGGTATAATTGTATTATTTGGCAAATTGCTAAGATTAAATAGATATGCTGCACCTACTCCAGTTGTGATATTGTCTTCATTAGGTGCTCCTACAATTAGATGTGTATTGGAAATTGAAACTGAGTAACCAAAATAATCAGTTGCATCTACCGCTCCTGTATTTGGACTGACAATAGAATAATCAGGTACTGCTGGATTTATGTTTGCTAGATCATACAGATAAATTCTTCCAGAATCATTTCCTAATCCTACTCCTGCATCATCTTCTTGGAATGCACCTACTACAGCCCATGTATTACTTATAGATACAGCAAACCCAAACAAGTCTTCAGTACCACCACCATAAGGATTAGGATTATCTAATTGATGTAAAAGTGTTCCTGAAATATCAAAAATGTAAGCTTTTCCTGATTCGGTAAACGTTGGGTCATCTTCTTTGTATGCACCTACTAATATTAAACTTGATGTATCATTGTTATTAATTGCCACGCTGTAACCAAAAAAGTCCTCAAAAGTAGTTCCAGCGTTTCCATTTGGATTCTTTAATGTAAGAATTTGATCTACTGATAGATCTATATTAGCTGTAAATATTGTTCCTGTAGAATTAGCAGATGCGCCTACTCTTGTAAAATCTGTTTGTTTTGCAGGATCTGTTCCGAGATTTGTAATTATGTATTCTTCGCCATTTACAAGATAAAATACTTCTACTTCGTCACCGGTTCCTGTAGTAAAAGGATTTTCTACCATAACAAAATTTGTAGGAGCAATTTGGAATACATTTTCTACAAAAACAAGTATGTTGTTTGCACTTAAAGGAACAGGAAATGCTGCATCATTACTTAGTAACGGACCAAAAATTGTTTGTACCTGATCGCCTAAACTCATTAATTGTTTTGTAATTAGACCAGGTTCTTTAAATCTAACAACTTGCCAAACATTATTAGCATAAAACTCAAATTCATTTATCGTGGTATTATATCTAACCATACCATTTACTGGTAAAGTTGGTTTGGTAGCTGAGGTTCCAGTTGGAATAACCATAACATTTGCATCTATAGATGCAAAATCATTACTTGCATTATATTTGTAACCTTTACCTGTGATGCTACGACTATTTGTTGTATGTTCTTTTATTAGTCTCATTAAACTTCCAAATAGCTTACGACTGCTCCTAAATTTGTTAAATTTAATACAGGGTCGTTTGGTTGCGCTTGATATGTATCAACAGCTGGTTCAGCAAAAATTACAAGTCTATCACCTTCTGCTAATACAATTTTCTCCGTGTCAAATGTAAATGTTTCTTCTGGAGCCAGAGTTAAATTATTAATTACTCTGCTATTGTTAATTCCTGGTGTAGTTCCATCTGCTATAGGATCACCATTTGCGACCAAGTGCATGTTAAATGTTGCACTATCAGTAGAGCTATTGTTGCAAACCATTACTGTTGTAATTGCATAACTTTCACCAACTCCAGGTTCTAATAAAGTTAGGTCTGCATTTTGTAATCTAAAACCTTTTATTGCCATATTGTGTCCTTAAAAAAGCATACTATATAAAATTGATCTATTTTTACTTATAATTTCGTCGTTAACATTGCTTTTATTAATAAAATATAAACCAGTATTGCCTGTTCCTTTTGTTTTGCTATAAAGTTTGACCCCAGCTGCTGGAGCAAACGGGTCTGTTCTAACATCATCAGCATGGGGAGTTTCTGTTAGTTCTAATACATCATCAATTTTAACCGATGCTACTCCAGGAGCACTTAACTCTAAATCTACATCTATTGTGTTTGTTGTGATAGTTGCTGCGGTAAATTTTAAACTATTAAAAATAGTTCTATCGTCATAGACTGTAAATCGCACATTTCCGTCAATTTTTGCTTCTGCTCTACTTTCTGAACCATCTAAATCAAAATCGTATACTCTAAAATTTGTGTCAAAGTTTTCTATACCAGATTGAACTCCAATGGTGTTAAACGCATATCTAACATAATCAACAACTGCCTGCGTATTTGGAATGCTATCAGCGTCTAAAATTCCATCATTACCGTTATCTAATATGTTTCCGTTAACGTAATTAAATATCTTCTCTTCATATGCAACACTATTTGTAACAGAAATAATTTCGTTACCTACGTCTATCCATAATGTACCTGGACTTTTAATACCAGCTACTTGAATAGGTCTAGTGATAGATAAAAAGCCGTTATCTTCTTCAAATGTAAAGGCTCCAAAACCTGTTTCACCGCCAGCATTCCAATTTATTGATTCATCAAACGCTATTCTAACTCTATTAGCGTTTTCACCTCGATCTATTTCAATTCCAGCTTTGCCATTATTAGCTATTATTCCAGCTATACCGCTGCCATCTTCATATTTGTTCAAAACAATAATATTATCAAGAATATCTGTATTTTGTGAATTTACTGTGGTTGTTTGACCTTTTACTAATAAGCTACCATTTACTACAACTTCGCCAATTAGATTGCCATTACTATCTACTTCTCCTCGACTTGTATCAAGGATAATATTTTTACCAGATTCAACTTTAACAATATAATTCCCGTTTTCTACATTCAAAACTTTTGACATATTTTATTCCAAAATATGTAGGCACAAAGTGCCTACATTTTACCTATTATTCGTCTTCAACGAAATCAGTAGCATTTAATCCAGCATCATTATCGCCTGCTTCTTCTACTTCTACAGCACCGTCATCTAGAGCTGTTGAGAAGTTCCATGGAATTGATTTTCCGTCATAAGCATTTGTCCCTTGAGCTGTTGGAGCAATTACTGTCATTTTACGTCCAGCAATTTTTTTACAATTGTATGTTTCTTCGTCGTCTGCTTTTACGGATATCGACATTTCAGTACCAGTTAGTGTTGCAGGTAATTTACCCCAAGTAAGAAATCTATCGTAAGTTGGTGTACCACCTGTTCCAAGTTCTGCTACTCTAAATTTTTTGCTGCCTAATTGCTTAACAATGTATCCTTGTACAACACTGGCTGTGGCCCAAAAATCAACTTTGATTTCTTTACCTGCTGCAGTAGGTGTTCCAAAGAATTTTTTATTAATTGGTCTTCCCATTTTTTTCTCCTTGTTAGAAGTCCGATCCGGGTTCTATCCGGTACGCTGTGGGTCAGCATAAGTCCACCCTTGTGGCACACTATCGCACAAAGTATTTATCAAGTTTTAGGCTTGTTTTGTTTTTGTGCTAACCATGCTTTTTTTGCCCAGTTTGGCAAATCTTTAAAGCGATAGTTAGTTAAGCCTATTTGTTCATTTTCGTCTTGATCTACTAATTCTCTGTGCATTGCTTACTCCTGTAATCTTTTATTGCTGCTTTTATAGCATCTTCTGCTAAAACTGAACAATGAATTTTTACTGGCGGTAATGCAAGTTCTTCTACTATTTCTGTATTTTTTATTTCAAATGCTTCGTTAATTGTCTTGCCCTTTACCCATTCTGTTGCTAAACTACTACTTGCAATAGCCGATCCACAACCAAATGTTTTAAATTTTGCATCAACAATTTTTTCATCTTCTACACGAATTTGTAATTTCATAACGTCACCGCATTCCGGTGCACCAACTAATCCTGTACCAACATCTGCTGCTGATTTGTCTAAACTGCCTACGTTCTTAGGATTGTTATAGTGTTCTAATACTGCATCATTATATGCCATGGTTTTTTCTCCATAAAAAAAGGTTCTATAAAAGTATTTATAGAACCTAATTTTATTTTCAGTAAAAAATTATTAGCTGAAACTTACGTTTGAAGCTGTAATTTCTACTTTATTCAAGTAATCAGCAGCATTACCAAGAGATGAAGCTGTATTTGTTAATTCTACATATCCATATCTTGTCATAAAGCTAACTACTGGCTCGAATGTAGCTGGATCAAGTACTGTTCCACTGCTCATCAATGGAATGTATGGACAGTAGAATGCAGCAGCATCGCTTTCACTTGAACCTTTGTAACCAATAAGTACATCAGTGTCATCACCTGCATATGTATCAACATATACTTTCATAGCATTATTTAATGTACCAACAAACTTTGTATTTGTAGGAGCTTCAAATGTACCTTCTGTTGTTCTAGCAAATGCACTGGTAGTTGCACTTTGTAGAATTGTCAAAGCAAACGGAGAAACAACTGCCCAGTTAGCAGCGCCTCTTCTTGTTCTTTGAGCAACAACGTTTGCAGCTCTGTTAATCAATACTGCTAATGCAGCATGCTCGTCGCCTACGAATGTAGCTGTACCAGACACTGCTGTTTGATCATATGCACCTGTAGAACCACTTAAAGTTCGTAAACTTTGAAGGACTTCTTGATCAATCTCAGCGGTAATTTCTTGTGCTAAAGCTGCCATAATTTCAGCTTCAACATCAATTCCGTGCATTGCTTGAGCATCTTGAGCAGCTTCGAAGGTCCAGCGAGCGCTGAGCTTTCTTGTTTTAGCTTCAACAGTTTGCTTCAAGATTTGAATTGACATTCTTCGACCAGCTTGACCTTCTAAAGAAGCTGTTGCGTCTGGTCTACCATTTGGATCTGTTCCAGTACCGGAGTAGCTGTTAGCAATCTTAAATGGTGACAATGCTTCTTCACCTGCGGTTACATCTCCATTTGACATTGTATCTGAATATCGTACACGGAGTGTATGAATTTGACCTACTGGTCCTGTCATTGGTTGAACACCAACTATTTCGTTAGCAATAACGGTTGGCATTACCCTTCTAATAACTGGTAAAATTACTCTGTTTAGGGTAGCAATATTACCGGCTGCTGTACTTCCAGCGGTTGCACTTTCAAGTAAATGCTTTCTTGTATTTTCCAAAGTCGTTGCCATGACGCTTTTTTTCGTGCCTTGTAGGCCTTCTAGAAGTGCAGCTCTAGTATCCTGCCAGCGACTCTCTAATAATTCTGACATCTCTTATTTCTCCTTAATTAAGTCCTGCAAGTCTACGAATGTCAATGACATTATCCCTTGCACCAGTTGTCATATCTTGTTTTTGTGTTTTATTGCCTGTTACTTCTTTGCCTTCTGTTATAATTGCCTTTTTTTGCTCTGGTTTTTTACCGTCAATTACGGTTGGTAAATATCTTTCAAAAGAATTTTGTAGTCTATCTGTTTGTACACTTTCTAATAAATCAAGCATAAGCTCTTTTTGTGCTTTATTTAAAGGTTCTACTAATCCGGAAATAATTTTATTCCTATTAATAGATTCGTTTAGACTTTTTAATTCTTTTTGCTTTTTATGTGTAGCAATTTTAGCTTGCTCAAGAATTTTCTTGGCTTCTATTAATTGCTTGTTTTTAATATCAACAACTTTTAATAGTTTAGATGTTTCAGATTTTTCATTGAGATAGCTATTGCCATACTCAGCTGCAAATGCTTCAAACAATCGTCTACCAAAGTCATTTTTCCGTGCAGTGTGAATATCTTCTTTTAATTGATGAATTTCTTTATTAAGAACTTTATCAACTAATGTAGATACTTTGCTTGCACTTGTTTCTACAAATTTTGTTTTAATCTTCTTGAAATGTCCTTTAGCTTCTCTAACCAGTCTTACTTTAGTTTCAGCTAAATCTTTCTTATCAATTTGGAACTCTTTAATTTCTGATGCTAGACTTTCGATAATAAAATCTTCTAACATTCTAAATTTGTCCGCCATTGTTTTTTGATCTTCGTGTAATTCTCTAACTTCTTTTACTAAGCTTTGAGTTACAAAATGCTTCATTACAGAGGCGTTTTCTTTCATAGCTCTAGTATATTTGGTTTTTGCTTCAATAAGTTGCTTGCGATCTTCAACTAGTTCGGCCATTTCAGCTTCTAGTTTTTCGCTTACCATTCTATCTACAGCTTCTACCATTAAGCCTTTGTCATGCTCATATTTTTGAGCAAATTCCTCACGAAGTTCGGCAGTAACACTTAGACGATTTTCTTTCACCTTTGCGTTCCATGCTTCTTCAATTTCCTGGCGCACATCTTCTGAAACTACGTTGTTCTCAAAAAGTGTTTTTAGTGCATCCAACATTATTATTCTCCTATTATTGGAGTCGATTGATCATATTGATCAACGATTCTTTTAAGTACTTTTGTGCCTTTTTATCTTCTCTAGTTGCCTGTGCTAATTCATATGCCTTATATCCACCTCTTGTATTCATTAAATGTTCGTATATAGGAGTTGGATACGCACCAGGTGCGCTAGGTTGTGCTACAACATCTACTGTAATAATTTCAAAATCACTTACATTTCCGCTTCCGTCTTCTGAAACATTTCCTGACCCTCTACTTGAAACTCCTAGCTTAACTCCGCTTTCCAGCATTGTTCTTACTAATTGTCCCATAGGCGTTGGAAGGATTTTCATTTTTCCGTAGCCATTTGGACCGTCCATCCACATTTCAGTTATCATGTGGCTAACACGATCCAAATTGACTGTGAGGCCTTCTGGATGATCTACTTCACCGAGAACACTATATCCACCTTGTATCTGCTCGCTGAGAGTTTTGACAGCCCTGCCAATTTCGTTTACAGGATAAACACGCTGGTTAGCGTTGCGTACTCCACCTTGTATACAAATTCCCTTCATAAACAAGTCTTTTCCTTCGTTGGCATTCTCAACGATAACTCCTGCTTGGTCAAAGGTCAAATGCTCTCGTAGTAAATTCATCTATAAGTCCTTATTATTTTGCTCTCTTTGGAGCACCGTTTAATGGGCTTCCAGCACCTTTGTCGGCTGACTCTGGCTTACCTTTTCTTTCAGCACCATGTCCTGCAGAATGTGGTTTCATTGCAGGTGCTTTCTTATTTCCTGGAACATTTACATTTCCTGTGCTCATATCTTTTGGATTTTGATCACTTACTGGGTTACCATGTAGATTACCTTTGTTAGCTTCTACACCGGCTTCGGTATCGGCTCTTAAGATGTTTTGAGTAGTTCCGCCCATATCATTTTTTCCGGCTACTGGTGACTTGGTGTTTGTGCCGTTGTCGCCCATTTTGCCATATTGATGATATTGCTCGCCGCCTACTTTATTAACATATTCTCGCATTAGTTCTGCTTGACTCAAATTTTTTCTTGACTCATAATTAAAATTTTCTTCAGGCATTTCCTCTTCTTCGTCGCCCATATCCATGTCGCCTTCTTCGTCGCCCATATCCATGTC